CTTGATAAAGATGGCGACGGAGTGGCCGAACTTCGCGAAATTCATACTGTCGGCGATAATCATCATATTCTGCACGATGAGGTTGTGCAGTACGCCAACTTCGCTGTTTGGTGCCCTGATCCTGAACCTCATACTTTGGTTGGCGATACTCCTGCCGATCTTGTAAAAGATATCCAGATCATCAAAACCAATATGCTTCGAGGCTCGTTGGATTCCCTAGCCCAATCCATCTGGCCGCGAACGGTGTTCAACCAGACTGTTACGAACACCGACGACGTGCTGAACGACGAAATTGGGGCACCGATTCGGACGACAGGGAACCCCTCCGACGCGGTGATGTCGATTAATCACAATTTCGTCGGGCAGCCGGTCTTCCAGATGTTCCAGATAATGGAGCAGCTGCGGCAATCGAGGACCGGCATTTCAGATGCCTCCAAAGGTGTCGATCCTCGTGCGCTGCAGTCAACCAATGTCACCGGCATTGATGCGATCGTCCAAGGGGCACAGGAAAGGATCGAGCTATGCGCGAGAATACTTGCCGAAACCGGGATGAAACAACTGTTCCGGGGACTTCTGCGCGAGATAGTCAACAGCCCCAATCAGAATCGTACGATCCAACTTCGTGGAAAGTGGGTCGATGTCAACCCGTCGACATTCGATCCTACTATGCGAATCAGTGTCAACCCAACCCTTGGCAAAGGTTCGGATATGACCCGATTAATGGTTTTGCAGGAGGTTAAGGCTACCCAGACCGCTATTATGTCCCAATTTGGCGTGGAGAACCCGCTATGTGGCGTTCAAGAGTTCCGCAATACCTTGACGGACATATTGGCCATTGCGAATGTGAAGAATGTCGGTCGCTACTACAAGGAGATCGACGAAGCTACAATTCAACGTATTGCCAGCACGCCCAAAGAACCGGACGCGGCTACTATTCTTGCGCAGTCCGAAATGGAGAAGAACCGCGTCAAGATGGCGACCGAGATCAGCAAATCGAACTTCGCCGATAGGAAGCTACGTGTGGACGATGACTTCCGCCGCGACCAGATGGTCACCAAGGGGATCCTCGACGCGGCGAAGATACATGCACAATATGCCGCTGATATTACCGAACACGACGTGGAAGCACAGAATACTGAGCCGGGGGAAGTAGCACCCCCAGCGCCGATACCAGTTCCGCCTGTGGTTAATCAGATGTTAGGACAGCCCGATGCCGGACCAGACGCAGGACAGCCCGTTCCTGGAGGAACAGCCCCGCTTCAATAACTTTGAGACGGAGGAAAGGGCGTTAGAAGCACAGGCAATATTACACGATTCCGTGGTGCGCGACGCCATGACTGAAATATATTCCAGGGCGGTCGGAACGCTGGTAGAGGCGGAGGTAGGCAGCTTGACAGCCGGGGCGGCGCATGCTATGATGAAAGCAGTGCTGGAGCTGAAATCACAGTTAGAACAGTACGTCACCGACAATAAGATCCGGCAGAAGTACAACAAGGGAGACAAATAATGGCCGAAGGTATACAGGACGCAGCATTAGCTTTCGACGCGTCAGTGGCCAAAGCCGAGAATCCCGCTGCTACTCCGGGGCATCGTAACATCCCTGTGGAAGAAGGCCCGCCGATAGAGTTGTTCAAAAATGTCGGCAAGCTGGAAGTGGACGATGAAAGCCCGCGCAAGGGCGGCGGGGATGAGGATGACTTTGACCCGGAGGAATTGATTTATGGCAAAAGACCAAAAGCAAAAGCAAAGTCTCCCCCAAGGGATCCTGGCAAAGGAGATGCAGAATCAGATGAAGAACACCCTGATGACGCAGATGGGGACGACGACGATGAATCCGACGACGGGGCTGATGATGAAGAGGAAGAAGAAGAAGGAGATGAAGATTCCGCCGACCTTAAGCGAAAGGTTGAAGTAACCGTCGACGGCGAGCCTGTCGAAGTATCCCTCAAAGAAGCCCTCGAGGGTTACGTCCGCACCGAGACATTCCACCGCAGAATGAATCAGCTGGACGAGGCGAAAAAGATAGTTCGTCGCGCCGCTGCAGATGCGGTACAGAATTACGAATATTCCATGAACGTCGCGAAGCAGATGCAAGCGCACATGGACACCATGATTCCCAAAGAGCCTAATTGGGATGAGGAATTCCAAAAGGACCCCGTAAAGGCACGGGAACTTCAACGCTACTACGAGAAAGCAAACGGCTTCCGCGCGCAGATGCAACAGCAGATGCAGGAAGTCAACCAAAAGGTAGCTCAGTCGAATGCCACCCAATTGGCTGCGTTCGCTGAGGAAGAGTCCGCCAAGTTTGAGGCGGATAATCGCAAAACATGGAGCGATCCCAAGAAGAAGGCCAAAGACCTATCGTCGATGCGAAGGACTGGCTTAACTGCGGGATTCTCCGAAGAGGAACTATCGCAAGTATACGATTCTCGCATGCTCAAGGTTCTCCTGAAGGCAAGCAAATACGATCGTATGGTCGCGAGCAGGCCGCAACCCGTCAAAAAGGTTGTTGCTAGGCCGATACCTCCGGGAACGGGAAGCGCCAAACAGCGCACGGTTCAAAAGGGAGTTACTTCGGCTATGAGAAGGCTAAACCAAACCGGCAGCATGGAAGATGCCGCCGTAGTGTTTGATCAAATCATAGCAAGGAGTTAGCTCACCATGGCACAACTAGCAGGTGCATTCAGCACCTACGCGGCGAAAGGCAATCGTGAAGACCTTTCGAATTCCATTTACAACATCGACCCCTTCGACACGCCAGTTATGTCACTCGCGCGCCGCAGGAATGCCAAGAACCGGACGTTTGACTGGCAGACCGAGAACCTCCCCAACGTCGATCCGAATAACGCCCAGATCGAAGGTTTCGCGCTGGTTCCGTCGAACGCAACCCCCACGGTTCGTTTGACCAACGTCACGCAGATCTCGAAGCGCGACGCGACCGTCACGAACTCGCAGGAGGCGGCAGACGCCGCTGGTAAAGGCTCCGAAATGGGCCACCAGATGGCAATGGCATCCAAGGTCCTCAAGTCGGACATGGAAACCATCATGTGCTCGCGGCAGCAGCAAGATCCCGGTGCCGATCCGAACACGCCGCGCAAGACCGAGGCGATCGCGCACTGGATCGCACGCGCAAAGAGCCGGGACGGACTTACTACTCAGGTTGGTGGAACCAGCGGTGCTGTCATTGGCTTCACCGCATCTGGCCTTCCGCTGCTGGCAACCGACGTGTTTGCAGCAGTCGCTGCCGGTTCGCAGATTGCCCTCACCGAGACGATGGTCAACGATGCGATGCAGAAGGCATACTCAAACGGTGCGCACCCGGACAAGCTCATCCTTCCCCCGGCAATCCGTCGTACCGTTTCGACCTTCCAAGGCCGCAGCAAGTCGATGGTGACGGTTGGCGCATCCACTGTCCAATCGACGGTTGACGTCATTGCAACCGACTTCGGTCGCGTTATGGTGATGCCGTCGCTTTGGATGCCGTCAGATGCTGGACTCCTCCTCGATGCTGACTTCCTCGCTGTTGCGTTCTTCCGGAACTTCAACCACACCTTGCTTGGTATTCAGGGTGATGGCAAGACCCGGATGATCGTTGTGGAGTGGGGCGTTGAAATGCGCAACCCGACTGCGCATATCCTGTTCAACGGCATCAAGCAGGGCACGGTCCTCTAGTCCTCCCGAGACTTGCCTCCCCTACCAAGGGGAGGTCTTCTGCTACATGGAGGAAGCTATGCCAAGTAAGTCTGCAAAACAGGCTCGCCTTATGGCGGCGGCTGCGCATTCACCCGCGTTTGCGAAGAAGGCGGGAGTGCCGGTCAAAGTCGCCAAGGAATTTAACAAGGCCGATAAAGGCAAGGGTATCATCAAACCCAAGAAAAAATAATGGCCTCATGGTGGGATCAACTAAAGAACTCCTTTGATTGGAGCGGTGTTGGTCAAGCCACCCCCGAATACATCGGGCGCGAGAATATCCGCGACCCCCTTATTGGTGCCGGTATCTCGATGGCCACGCTTCCCGAGCGGGCATTGGGTGCGTCGGCGAATGCGTTGTCAACCGGCGTCTATAACCCAGCCCCGGCGGTGGAAACAGCCCTTAATACAATGGGCGTGGGCGGTGTTGCTGGCGTCCCGATGGCCCCCGGCGAAACTGCTTTTGGCGCGGGCATTATCCGACCTAAACAACCACCACTAATTGGGGGATACCATGGAACTGGCAGTCCAACCGATTTTTCGTCGTTCCAGCTTCCCCCGCCTACTCACGATTTGGGGATCCATACTACAATTGATCCAAATGTGGCCGCGCAATATGCCCGGAATAAGCCCAGCTTTGGCTTGAGTCTCAGCCATCTTCAACCGGAAGATCTGAGCATGCAAGCTCATGCTAGAACCGTGCCGGTGTTGGTGGATACTCAGAATACACTAA